CCGAATGAGATTGTGGAGGTTTTTTCGGGCTACATGGATCAGATGAATATCGAGGAAGGCGCTGAGACATCCACCATCGGCCTGAGCGTCGAGAGTAAGCTGATCGACTTGGAGCGTCCGCGCGTGTTCCGTTACACGGATGCCAATCAGAAGGCGCGCTTTCCCAACGACAAGGGCTTTGAGTTTGTCGAGGACTTGCAGGACAAGCGATTCACATGGGGACGCGGATGAAACGCAACGACTGGGACATTCGGCTTGCAGAATTTGTCGATGCGGTCAGGGACAGGAAATTTGACTGGAGCGAGTGGGAATGTCTGCGTTTTGCGAACGAAGCGGTGCGCGTACAGACGGGCGAGGGTTTCGCAGATGACTGGACCAGCGGCTATGATTCAGCGAAATCCGCAAAGAAATTATATATAGAGAAGCAGAAATCAGAGCCGCATGATGATATTGTTCAAGCGGTTGATGCTCGCTTAAAAAGGCGCACAGGGCGTTTGCCGTTTCGCGGCGATATTGTGGCGCGCCTCGACGCAAACATGCCGGTTCTTGGTGTCAGCTTTGGCGTATGCGTCAGCGATTTGGTCGCATTTGTTGCTGAAAACGGGATTGAATTCGATAGACCGGCAGAAACAGACATTTACTGGTGCGTGGAATGAAATTTTTTTTCACATTTTTGCTGGCATTTCTGACCGCAACGACTGCTGCCACTGCTGATCCTATCTCGATTGGCATCGCGGCGCTTGCGGCGGCTGGTTCTACTGGAGTTGCATATGCGGCGGGTACAATCGCCGCAAGCGCGCTGCTCGGTTACTTTGCGACAAGTTTCGCGGTCAGCGTCGGGTTGTCTTTCCTCTCGTCTGCATTGACGCCTAAACCGCGCGGCGGGGCTAGTGGCTTTGCATCTACGATTGGTGAGACCGGCTATTCTGTCGCGCAAATCGGTCCAGCGCAGGATCATGCCGTCATTTACGGACAATCTCGCGTGGGCGGCGTTATCGTTTACAAGGAAGTCACGAACGGCAGCAGATACTTGCATCAAGTCATCGCAATTGCTGGGCATGAATGTGAGGAGATAACAAGCGTCTATCTGGACGATGAAATCTTGACGCTTGATGTGGACGGCAACGTTACGGCTCCAGATAAGTATGTCGGCCTCGTGCGCGTCAAAAAACATCTTGGCTCAGACACGCAGCAAGCCGATGAATATCTTGTTGATGAAAGTGAAGGCAAGTGGACATCAGATCACCGCTTGCAGGGCATTTGCTATATCTATCTTAGACTTGATTTTAACGCCGATTCCTTTCCAAACGGCGAGCCCGCACTTAGCTTTTTGGTCAAGGGCAAGAAAATCTACAACCCAAACACTGATGTGACTGAGTGGACCGAAAACTCAGCGCTTTGCTTGCGCGATTATTTGGTATCTGACTACGGCCTGAATACGACAGACATTGACGACACGCTGTTCATCACGGCGGCTAATATATGCGACGAAGCGGTGCCGCTTGATGCGGGTGGCACAGAGGCGCGATATACCACAAACGGGTCATTCGTAACCTCCGACAAGCCAATCGATGTCATTGAATCATTGCTGCGCGCTATGGGCGGCATGATTTGGTATGCGCAAGGCAAGTGGCGCACTAAAGCTGCGGCCTATACGACGCCGGTAGCATCTTTTGATGAGGACGATCTGCGTTCCGGCATCAAGATCATCACTCGACATTCGCGCCGCGACAATTTCAACACAGTGCAGGGTACATTTCGCGGACCTGAAACAAATTATGTTAGCAGCGACTATCCGCAAATCACCTCTACCGAATTCATCAATGTTGATGGCGGCGATCAGAGCGTCATTGATTTCGATCTTCTCTATACAAGCACCGCATCTCGCGCGCAGCGAATTGCGAAGATGGCGCTGTTTAGAAATCGCGAGCAGCTAACAGTTTCCGCGTCCTTTGGAATGAAAGCATTTCAGGTGCAGGTCGGCGACATTATTAAGCTGACAAATACGCGCGCCGGTTGGAGTGAAAAGACATTTGAAGTCATCAACTGGACCTTCACGCCAATGGACGATCAAAGCCTTGTCGTCAATCTTGATCTGCGTGAAATATCTTCTGCTGTTTTCGACTGGGATGCGGAAGAGACGGCATTTGAGAGCAACAACACGACACTATTCGATCCGTTCAGCGTGCCGGAACTTGGCGTCAATGTTACATCTGAAGCGCGCATCATTAACGAGCATCTAACGAATGTGATCGTGGTCACAACCACTTCAACATCCCCAGAGCGCGTGGATCAGGTTGAGGTGCAATTCAAACTGTCTTCTGAGACGGACTACAGGCTCGCAGGTTTCGGCGAACTTGGCATCGTTGACATTCTCGATGTGCAGGACAACACCTTTGATATTCGTGCGCGTGCTATCAACACCTTCGGCATCAAGGGCGGTTTCACTACGGTTTCTGGGTTTCAAGTCGAAAATCTATCAGATCCGCCTGCGGACGTGACGGATTTCTCGTTCAATGTCGGACCCAGCGGAATTCTGCTTGAGTGGGAGCCGGTTGCCGACCTCGATTTGTCATTTTATCGCATCCGACATTCTTTTGTCGAAAGCGGCGCAAGTTTTGGCAGCGCGGTCACTGCTATCGATAAGGTGGCGCGTCCGGCGAACAGCGTTATCGTGCCTCCGCAGTCTGGCACCTATCTCATAAAAGCCTATGACAAAAGCGGCAACCAAAGCGTCATTGCGGCGTCAGTTGTGGTGCGCGCGGAAGACCTTGATATATATGGCACGACGCAGCGACAGACTGAACATTCGACATTTAGCGGCAGCAAGACAGGTTGCAGCGTAGTGGACAGTCGATTGCGCATCACTGATCCATCTACCGCGCCATCATCTGCGACATACGACTTTTCTTCATATGTTGACACTGGATCAGTGCGTGTGGCGCGATGCGCGATGGAAATCGAAAACGTGCGAATTGATGATGCTGCGACTGTTACTTTCGACACGTTGACGGGGAACTTCGACAGCCTTGCGGGACTTTTTGACGATTTGACTGGCGGCAGCAGTTTTTCGGACACAAATGTGTTGCAGTATGTTTCGACAACAGATGATGATCCTGCGGGCTCTCCAACTTGGTCGGATTACAAGCGGTTCAAGGCTGGAGATTTCAGCGGCAGAGCATTTCGCTTTCGTGTAGAATTAAAATCAACGTCAGATGGAGTGACGCCAGCGCTTGCTCAGTTGGCGGCGACTGTGAGGTACTAAATGTCCACGCATGATTATGTGATTAACGACCAAACCACGCCAGCGTTCCGCGCTGATCTAAACTCAGCATTGGCGGCTATTGCGACCAATAACGGCTCCGCGACTGCGCCGACAACGACCTATGCTGGGATGTGGTGGAACGACACGGCGAACAATTATCTCAAAATTCGCAATGCGGCTGATTCAGCATGGGTTATTGTTGGCGAATTTGATGTTGCAAATAGTCGCTTCGAGTTGATCACTGATTCGATCACGGCTGCTAGTTCTGGTGGGATTGACATTCACGACAACACTGGCACCAAAATCATTGACTTGCAGGTTGCGTCGCAAGCCACAGCAGAGGCTGGCGTCAATAACACTCAGATAATGACTCCGTTGCGAGTCAAGCAGGCATCGCCTCTTTTGGCGGGCATGATTTTTCCGTATGCCGGAATCACAGAGCCTTCTGGGTATCTATTCTGCTATGGGCAATCTCTAAGCACGACGACGTATGCATCGCTGTTCGCGGCGCTCGCCTATACCTACGGCGGCTCTGGCAGCACATTCAATGTTCCAGATTTGCGCGGGCGCGTCATTGCGGGACAGGACGACATGGGCGGAAGTAGCGCCAATCGCCTGACTAATCAGAGCGGTGGATTGAATGGCGACACATTGGGCGCGACAGGCGGCGCGGAGACGCACCAATTAACTGAAGCTGAGTTGCCATCATTTACGCAGCGCAATCCTGCTTCGGCAGTAACTCCTGCATTTGCTGACGCCGCGCCTAACCCCGTGGCTGCAGCTTCCAACACCACAGTCGGCAGTGATACGCCGCACAATAACGTGCAGCCCACAATCATCTTGAACTACATCATAAAGACATAGAAATGCAGAAAGATAAGCACCAAAAATTCGCAGAGATCATGTCCGAATACACGTTTGGATTCACGCATAGTGAATTCTCGTGCGGCAACCACACATATTCATTTTTGTTTTATGATCTCGCCTATCTGATGATTGGGTATATTGGCGGCGTGCAAGAATTCTCTGTGCGCGATGTTGATGGCGATTGTCACACGCTTGATCGCGCTGGCGTCGAGGCATTGCTGCACAAGGCTTACACAGACGTAGTTAGTGTGCGGCAGGAAGAATTCTGCAAGAAATATAAAGAATGGCGCGCGTGTGACACCCAAGAAGCGATTGACGCTTTCGATGCAAAGTCAGGGTGGTCTTGGCGCTCTCCGGCGCTTGAGGCATACGAAGGCGAAGATCGGTAAGGATTAACGGCATGGCTGACAAAAAAATCTCAGAACTGGATGCGATTACTGGCTCTGCGACGGCGGCAGACGACTATTTCATCGTCGTGGATAGTTCGGGCGCTGCGACAAAAAAGATCAGCCGTGAAGAACTTAACAACGCGATTGAGCAGGATGTTCTTTCGGTCGTTGACATCAACGGCGGCACCATCGACGGCACGACCATCGGCGCGACCACCCCCGCAGCAATCACCGGCACGACGATCACAGGCACGACCCTGACAGACGGGTTCATCAACTGGTCGAGCGCGCAAATAAACCGCAGTGGCTCGCCCATCGAATTGCAGTTTGCAGGGGCGGCTGGCGAAGATGTGCGAATGTTCGGCAGCACAGCAGCGCCAGTCTATTTTGACAGCACCGGCCCAGCTATGGGCATTGGAACCGCCACTCTCGGCTCCGACACACTACGCATCAGCGCGACCGAGACGATCTCCCGCGTTATCGGAGGCGCAGTGCAGGGTGGGCTTTACGCTTCATCTGGCGGGTCGCAATTTCAGATAGGGTCGTTCACTAACCATGTTGTCCCATTCATCGTGAACGGTTCAGAGGTTGCGCGGCTTGGCACGAGTGGGAACTTAGGTATTGGGACGAGCAGCCCGGGCGGTAGCCGACTCGCCGTTCTGAACGGTGGTGCACAAGCGGTATTTAGTGTTGTGGACAGCGCAAACGGTCGAGTGCAGATCGGCACGACTGATTTCGGCGTGTCCAATTCTTCTGCTGCTGATCTCCAGATCACCAATCAGGCGCTGTCCGGCACTGTCGGCATGACATTCAATGTCGGCGACGCAACCAACAGCGGCAATATCTACTGGCGATCCAACACCACCAACAATGCGGTTCAGATTGTCGGTAATCCGGGTAACAACTATCTGGCCTTTGCCACGAGTTCCGCCGAGAAGATGCGTCTCGACAACGGCGGCAACCTTCAATTCAACGATCTTGGGTCGCAACAGATCAATTGGGGCGGCAGTAACGCCTACATCACCGGCCAGCACACCAACGCATTTCTAAAGCTGCTGGCAACTGGTTCGATCCAGTTTCACACCGCTTCGGGCGAGAAGGTCCGCATCATCAGCAGCGGCAATGTCGGCATCGGCGAATCTGGACCATCTGCACGATTGCATGTGAAAGGTGCCGGAACCGCTCCTCAGTTTATTGTGGAGGAAACCGGGGCAAACTCATCCTTCATGCGAATCATTTCTGACTCAGGAAATGCCGGTCTTCAATTTCGGCGCGGTGGTCTGTCAGGAACAGACACATGGACAATATATGACAGCGGCGGAACTCTGTACGTCGACGACGACTCCGGTTCGGTTTTTAACGTCACTCCTACGGCGTTAAATATTGCCAACGCTGCCGGACCTGCACTGCTGAACGAGGCTGCTACATCAACAAATCCGACGCTTGTTCCAAACAGGGCTAACCCCGGTGACGGTATTGGCGCTGCTGCTGCTGGCAACCTGCACTTAATCACCAACGGTGGGAACCGCGTTGCCATTGGCGGGTCGGGTGTGGTGAACATTCTGACGGCGGGATCATTCGGAACGCCCGCTCTGTCATTCAATAGCGACTTTGACACAGGAATTTATCACTCCGCAGCGGACACTCTTGCGTTTGCAACAGGCGGCGGTGGGCGTCTAACCATTAACACTTCTACAGTTACATCTGGATTAACCATAGACGTTACTACTGCGTCCGGCCCCGCAATGCTGAACGAGGCTGCTACATCCACCAACCCAACTCTGGTTCCGAGCAAAGCCGATCCAGACACCGGCATGGGCTGGGTATCTGCTGACATTGGTGCGCTGGTTGCTGGTGGCGCTAAGGCTCTTGAGTGGAATAGTTCATCAAACGTAGGAATTGGTGCCAGTGCCAGCACACCAAGATTAAATATTCAGTCAGCCGCATTGGGATCAGCGTTGCAGTTGTCCGATGGCACAAACTACGGGTTGAACTTCAACGGCGTGTCCGGCGGTGTCGAATTGGTTATGAACGGCACACAGACAATGGTGCTGGGTAACGTCACAAACGGAGACTTGTTGGAGATAAACACCACTACCGGCAGCACGGGCGGCACTGGTTCGGCTGGCGCTGGCAACCAGTACGTCGAACTCAAAATCAACGGCAATCGTTACAAGTTGCTGCATGACGGAACAATTTAGGAGTAAACAAAAATGACCGTAACTTATTCATGGAATATTAATTCCATCGCAACGCACCCCGAGCCTGTTGATGGATCGGACGGTGTGATCGTGCAGATCAGCGCGTCTCGTATCGCAACGGATGGCACCAACACGGTGCAGGACGCACGGGTTGTGAACTGGACACCTGATGAATTGTCCTCGCCTTTCGTTCCGCTTGCTGACGTAACAGAAGCGGACGTGATCGGGTGGGTAGAAGCGTTCGAGGCGAGCAACGGAATTGCTGAAGATGCTGATGGTGTCGAGACCACATCCCTTGACCGCACGGACGCCGACCTTGCGCAGCAGCTTGCCAACGCAGTTGCCGCACCGGAGTCCGCACCGCTGCCTTGGGCCGTTGAAGAGGGTGTAGCAGCCTGATGGAAAAGCGCATCGTCGATAACGCCCTTGCCTTCCTTGCTCGCATCGACATCAAGGGCAACGAGGCACCGGCTCTGATGGAAGTGGTGCAGGCACTCAACGCGGCTGTGGACATGCCGCAAGCAGAAGCAACTGAGGAATAAACATGGCTATCACCTACACATGGGTCATCGAGACCATCGACACCGCAAAAAGCGAAGACGGCATGAGCGATGTCGCCAAGCAGGTGCACTGGCGCGTGAACGCGCACGACGACACCGACGATCTGTCGGCCACGGCTTACGGTTCTGTCGGCCTCGACGCGCCGGACGCGGACAGCTTCGTTGCGTTCGACGTGCTGACCAAGGATCAGGTCGTCGCGTGGGTGATCGACAAGCTGGACATGAGCGAGGCTGATATTCAGGCGGCTCTCGCGCAGCGCATTGCTGACGACCGCGATCCGCCCGTGGTGCAGAAACTTCCTGCTGGTTGGTGATGCGCGGCGCGCTCGTCATTGCCGCGTGCCTGTTTGCAACGCCGCTCGCTGCACAGCAGCAGATTGCGTGCGTGCCGGATGTGGCGGCGGCGGATGAGGCAGCGCGCAATGCGGGCGAGGAACTTGCGTGGCGGGGCGAAACCAGCGGCGGCGTAGGGATGCGCTTCTATCTAGGGCGCGACACATGGACTGTGTTCTTCGACCGTGGCGGACAATGGTGTACTGCGCCGAGCATGGTGGGCAAAATTAAGCGAGACGGAGCCGCGTGATGACCAACGAAATGAAAAGCGGGATCGACGTGGCGGCGGTCGCTGGCGGGCTGGGATCATGGCTCGCTATCCTGCCCGATGTCGCGGCGCTGCTGTCAATCATCTGGCTGGCGCTGCGCATCTGGGAGACCGACACGGTTAAGCGGTGGACGGGGCGGTGAATTTCAATACGCAATCCATCCTGACGGCGCTGGCACCTATTCTGTTCGCCGCTGTTGGGTACCTCATCACCAGTTTAAACGAACTCGAAAGCAGGCTGCAAAAGACCGAAGGATATCTCATGCTGTTGGTCACGCCGCAAGGCGAGATCGTGGCGTCGCCAGCTAACAGCATTGCGAGGCAACAGATGCGCGAAGATTTCATGCACATAATCCACGATCTACAGGTGCGGATTAAATTGCTGGAGGCCGATAAATGATTGGATTGATCGGGACGCTGATTGGTCCTGTTGTGAATGGCGTCAAAGATTACGTCATGTCTGAGCAGGAAATTAAGAAGGCTGAGAAGGAGAACCGCGCCCGCCTGCTGCGCGACAAGCAGTCGAACAACCATGACTGGGAGATGGCGAACCTTACCGACAAGGACAAGTGGCTGCGTCGCATCTCGTTCTCAATGTTCTCCGCACCGTTCGTTTGGGCGTTGTTCGATCCGCTTGCGGTTGAGGCGTACTTCACGTTGGCTCTCAGCGCCATGCCTGAATGGTACATCCAGATGTACGGCGCGATGGTCGGCGGCGTCTGGGGCATCAGCGCGCTCAAGAACACTGCGCCCGCACTTGTCGCTGGCGTCGTCAAGGCGGTGAAGAAGTAATGTCACGCAACGCAATCGGACTCAGCACTTACACGGCGGTGAAGGTGAAGAAGCGCACCAGCATCGGTGCATCGTCACACAGCAAGCCGAAAAACAAACACAAGCGCCGCTCGTTTAAGCGGTATCGCGGGCAAGGCAAATGATAGATCGTCTGCGTGATCTGCTTGAGCAAGACGAGGGCTGCGTCCATGCGGTCTATCTCGACCACCTCGACAAGCCGACATGCGGGATCGGGCATCTGATTATTGAGGGCGACGCGGAATACGGCTGGCCGGTCGGCGCGCCTGTCAGCGAGGAGCGTGTCGCAGAACTGTTCGAGCGAGACGTGAAGTACGCCATCAGCGATGCGATGTGGCTGCACCCTGACCTCGACGACATGCCGGGGGACGCGCAGATCACGATCATCTCGCTGGCGTTTCAGCTTGGGATGCCGCGCTACTCAAAGTTCGTGCGGCATCACGCGGCGATTGAGGCGCGCGACTGGAAAGAGGCAGCAGCGCAGCTTCGCAACAGCAAGTTATATCGGCAGACACCACAGCGCACAGAGCGTCACGCGGCACGGCTAGAGGCGCTTGCCTAGTTCCAAATCAATCGGCGCGGCTGGCGAGTATCTGGCCTGCTCGATCATCTGCTCATATGGATGGGCAGCATCGCTTGTCGATACTGAGGGATACGACATCATTGCGACACGCGGTCGCGACATCATGCGTGTGCAGGTCAAGACGACACGCATCGTGCAGCGCGCTGGGCAGGGCTACCAATGGCAGGTCTGCAAGGGCGGGCAGAAGCAAACGCTGACGCTTAACGACTGTGATGTGGTTGCGCTCGTCGCGCTTGATGCAAGGAAAGCCGTGTTCATTGCGGTGGGCGAACTAAACGGGCATCTAACCAAGCGCGTCCCGGCAAACACCATGTTGTCTCCCGGCTATGAGAACGATAGCTGGGAGACAGCGCTGAGTCACTTAATCAAGCGCACGCATCGTTGATGTGTTCGATTGCCATGCGGATCATGTGCGGCGTTGGCGTTGACGCAGGATGCGCGTAGATGCTCTCGATGCCTTCCGCGTCGTCTCCAGCGAAGTAAACGTATCCCGCGCCGCGCACCGCCTCGATGTCGAGTTTGGGGAAGCGGGCGCGGATCGCGTGATTTACCTGTGCGAAGTTTGCCATCGTTAGCGAGCCGCGTTGATTGCCTGCCGTAGCGCGAGGCGATTAGCGTTGAGGCACCGCTCAAGTTCGTCATCGCGCACGAAACGGCCGCGGGATACATGCATGCTTGTCATGCTGGGGCGACGCTCGCCGCGCGCGATGCGCGCTTCAAGGTCGGCGATGTTGGCTTCAATCTGGGCTATGCGGTCAGTGGTGTTCATGTCTGTGTTCTCCTGTGTGTTGCGTTGTTAGATGCTAACGAAATTATAATGGGTACTGCCTGCCGCACAGTGACGCTGGATATATTCACCGGGATTCAGGAACTCCCAGCAAACGCGAAAAGCGTGAAATGCGTCCGCGCTCTTTGCGTCGGCAGCGGCTGGGTCAGAATCGAACTTCGCAATTAACTTCTGCGCGCGCTCGATGGTGAGGTTGTCGAGGAAATCTTTCTGTGCGGGTGTCATGTGTGGTTCTCCTGAGAAGGTTGTGGGCGACGCGCTACTGCGCCGCCCGATCCTAATTACGCTGCGCGGATGGGGGCGCAGATGTGAAAAAATTCTTTGATCGCCTTGTTGCTGGCGTACCAGTCGCTGTCGCGGGCCTCGCGGGCGCTCTCGCCACTGTCGACGATCAGCCCCTTCTCTTGCAGGGCGCTCATTACGCCGCCGACTTCCTGCTTGTTCCAGCCGAGCGTGTCGCAGAGGTCCGTGGCGCTCATCCAAGTCATGTTGTCGCACAACATTTCTTCCGCGCTGCTCGCGCCGGTGCAGCCGATGCCCTCGCGGATGAAGGCGGCGATCATGGCGGTTTCTTTTTCGGTCAGGTTGGTCATGTCTGTGTTCCCTTTTGTTTAGGTTGATGACTACTTGTACGCCCGCCTGATTCAAGGGTCAACACCTAATGTGAACTTTTTTGAACAAAAAAAGAGGCGATGCCGAAACACCGCCTCAGTAGGGAGGAAACACAAAAGTGAGAACGCGCCTATTTTAGCGCATAGCCCTCGTCTGTCAAATTGAGCGCGCGGGATCGGTAGCGCAGGCGCGTGATGTATCCGCGCTCCTCAAGCCCATCGAGAAGCTGGTGGATGCGCGACTTCGAGGCACTGTTGATCCCGGCGCGCATCTCATCAAAAGACGGCGCTGCGTTGTTCTCCTCGATGTAGCTGCGAATGAAGCGCAACAGATCAGCCTGTCGCGGCGTGGGTAGCACGTTAGTCATTGTTCAATTCCTTGATCCTCAGAGATTTCGCACGCTCTGCTCCGCGTGCCTTGACGGTGTATTCTTTGCGCGCTGGCGTCATAGGCCATGTAATCTGTGCTATACGCTCATCACCATCAGTGACGAAGGCGGCAGCATGCAGTCCCATGTGATCCATGATCTCAGTTTGCAGATCGCTGATGTAGCGTTCCAGATTGGCTTTCTGCGCTTTTGCCTTGAGCAGCAGCTTTGCAGTTTCATTCACACTGCCAGTCAGCGTGAGGGTGGGCAGATCATCTTCGGGCTGCTGGTAAGTTTTTGACGCATCGTTCGGCGTCATCGCCGCATAATAATCCATCACACCTTCGCGCTGGAACAGGTCAACGCGCCGCTGGAAGTCGCTCACATCATCCGCGATCTTCGCCTGTAACGCCGCATCCTCGCCGCCGATATAAATGCGGAAATCGATGCCGCGATATAACGTGAAGATTGCGTGCCACTTGTACCCAGTACACATCTGCAAGCCCTGACACTGTATCGGGCCGCGATAGGGCGCGGGTGTGTCACCGGCGAACGCACTGGTCAGCTTCGCCTCTGCAACGCCGGGACCATCGAGGCACACGCTTTCGGCGTTATAGACGTAAATTCCTTTCTCCTCGTCGGTCGTGACGATGCGCCCATCTCCGTGCAGGATGCCGTCCAGCGATCCTTGCAGCGGCAGCGATGCGTGTTCGACCCGCTCCGTGATCTCATCATCGATCTGCAAGCCTAACCGCCGCGCGCCGTCGAGCAGGATCGGGCCTTCGTATAGATTGCCCATGATGATCGCGTCCTTGTCTTTCAGCGAATCATCGCGCTCGTATTGATCACCAAGCGAAACGGCGGTGCAGCTTTTCGTGAGTTCATCGTTTGGCGTTGAGAATTGCGAATATCCCATGATCGCGGGCAAGCGTGAGCAGGACATAACTGCGTCGCTGGTCAGCTTGCCGACATAATTTTTCGTCTCAGTCACCACAAAAAACCCCCGGCGAGAACGTGTCGTTCCTCGCATCATAAAAAAGGTTCTGCACGATCTCGCCAGAGGCCAGTCGCACATCGTAACGCGGCGCTTCCTCCAGCGTCCTGCCGACAAGCGTGCCGGGGACAACAGAGAAGCTGTCGCCGATCCACATGCTCACGCTGACGCGGCTATCTAGTTCATGCTGCATGTCATCCCCCGAATGCGACGAGCGCAAAAAGGGCCAGCCCAAAGATGCCGCACCAGCAAGCGGTGATCGCGGCGAAGTTTAGAAGTTTAAGCATTAGTCGTTCTCCCATTTTAGAATGTCTTCGTTAGGGTGCGTCAGGAGACGCTGATAGTCAAAGTTGCGGCGCACTCGGCGCTGCGTATTTGCGTTTATTTCGATTGGCGATTTGCGCGGCGGCAAGTTCAAACGATGCACCTTGCCGATGATCGAGTTGCGCGTGCGCCGCGTTTTGATTTCGGCGAACAGCGCGTCTGCGATCTGCGAGGAAGTCAGACCGCGATCCCATGCGGCGCGGATAAATGCCGCCTCTTCTTCTGTCCAGAGATTGTCACGCATCGTCTGCGACCTCGCCATAGCCGTCACACACATCGCAAATGATAACGCGCTCCTCGTACTCCATCCAGCGCGAGGGGGTGTATCCCGCGACCGGATAATCAACGCTGAAGCGTCCCTTGCCCTCGCACTCTTCGCACGCCTTCCACTGGCACGCACCGCGATGTTTGAGCGCGCCACAATCCGGGCATTTCATTTTGATTTTTCCTCTGTTGTCGAATTCCTCGATGCAGCGATCTATGCCGCGTGCGTCGTGCGCGAACAGCACCACGCTGTCGTTGCGCGCGCCGTTCGCGTCTGTGCGGTACGCAATGAAGCCGCACAGACGCTTGTCGAATTCTTTATGCCAGCGCATATCTATTTCTCCGCGCGCAGGACGCCGCCGACATAAAAGCGACGCTCACCATTTGGGCCGATGTGCAACTCGCGGGCCTTGTAACGCGGCGAGTGTCGCATGTCTGGCGTGCCGTCAGATTTGGCGGGACGATACTCGTTCCACATTGCGATCCGTCAGATTTGGCGGGACGATACTCGTTCCACATTGCGATCCATCCATTCCGGCGCGTTGAGCGAATTGTGCGCGCGTAAGTTAATTTGTTCATCTCTGTGTTCTCCATGAGAAGGTTGTGTGCCGGGAGCCGAAGCCCCCGGCGATTGGATCAATCACAGCAGCGATAACCGTGACGCTCTGCATGTTCGCGCTCTACATCGGCGCGCTCGCGCTGCTCGCGTGAAAGAGGGGGATCAACTTCGACCCAGTGATCGGCGTCGATGTAGCCGCGCTTGGTAACCTCATCAGCGATCTCACGAGCCTTGGTCAGATCGTAACGGGTGCGAGGATAAGGGCCGAAACCATCCTCGTCATAAACAGTCCAGAAGCGGTTGGGCAGCGAGAACTCGCGACCATCCAGAGCAACCGCTGCGACTGCCGGGATGATGTGACCTACCGGCCAGCCGTCGTCGCCGCGATACTCAACCGCTGGCCCCTCGTAACCCAGCACAGTTTTAATCTCGATCTTGTTCATGTCTGTGTTCTCCTTTGAAGGTTGGTGCCGGGAGTCGAAACCCCCGGCGTTGTGGTTAGGCAAACTCTGCAACCATGTAGCGCAGTTCCTCGTTGTAGCTTTCGACGCGGCTGTAATCGTCGTCGCTGAGAGCATCTACTTGCTTGGGCGTAAGCCAAACAAATGCGCAGTGAAGGTCGATGATGTCGCCATCTGCATTGCGCGGGAGGGCTTTGAACTCAGCAGCGGTAAAGGCTTCGGTGCGGTCAAACATGTTCATCTCTGTGTTCCCTTTCGTTCAGGTTGTAGGCATTTTATACAGGTGCTACAGAGGGGCCGTCAAGTCACCTAGAGCAATGAAATGAAGTTTATCGCAAAAAAATTATATCTCTCCGAAGACGTGCACAAACTATTGAGATCATTGGCACAATCGGAGCGGCGCACGCTGTCGAGCCTTGCTGATGAAGTGTTGCGCGCGGCACTCAAGGCGCGCGAGGCGCAGAAGTGAGCGGACGCAAGAGTCGAAACAAGGGCGCGGGATACGAGCGCGAGATTGTGTTGGCGCATACACAGCGCGGCATCGCTGCCAAGAAAACGCCGCTCTCCGGCGCGCTGAAAGATTATCCGGGCGACGTACAAATCGCGGGTCTTATTGGGGAGTGCAAGCGGCGCAAGAAATCTTTCACCACATTGTATCAGGCGCTGTCGCAGCAAAATGACGCGGCTGACATCCTATTCGTGCGGGACGATCAACAAGAGACGCTTGTGGTCATGCCTCTCGAATTCTGGTTCACGCTTTTATCGTGGACCAAAATCCCAGAAAAATATCCAGCAGAAGGAGAACTCTAGAATGGATATATTTGGAAGCAGCGGAGGCGGCGAGTGGCTGTCTTGGAAATCTGACGCAAATGCGTGGGACATGGACGGAGAAAGCTGCTCACCCGCAAAGCTGCTAATTGATCCTGCCTCGATCAAAACAGGCTGGGGCATGGTCAAACGCGGTGCATCACCTGACTTCGTGTGGGCCGATGTACCGGGAACGACGATCCAGCAACCGTCGCCAGAGCATCGCACGGCATTTTCCGTGATGGTCTATTGCTCCTCGAAGCAAGGCGCGGTGAAAGACGGCGTGCGTGAGTGGCGCTCAAATGGGCGCGCGAACGTGGACGCAATTAAGCGTGTCTGGGCTGACATTCACGCGGCGGCTTCTGCCAATCCCGGCAAGTGGGCGGTCGTCGATGTGGCTGGATCAGAGAAAGTCGAAACCAAGTTTAAAGACATTAACGTGCCGATCCTCAAGCTCTCCGGTTGGGCTGACGTGCCAGCGCAAAGTGCGCCTGCGCCGATGCCCACGCCAGAACCGGCGGTCGAAACAGGGGATGTAGTTTTCTAACTGAGGCACGTTGATGGATGACCTTGATGCTCACATCGAGGCCATCGCGCGACACTTCTGGGGTGACGCAACACGCGAAACCCCAGAAGAAGCGCGCTTCGGTTCTCGATTTAGCAAGTCACTAGACAAAAAAAACAAAAGATGGTTCGACCATGAAACAGGAAAGGGCGGGAATGTTATCAATCTCATACAAGAGTATCGCGGCGATAAGCCCGGAGCGGTAAGCGAATTCGTCGCTGAGTTCTTCGGCGAAGACACGACCTATACGCCGCAGCACGCGGATGTAAGTGATCTGCGCGCTCCAGATGCGCCGCAGAAAATCGTTGCGACATACGAATACGAAAACGCGGAAGGTGCTTGCGCGTATCGCGTGCATCGCATGGGGCCGCGCAAGACGTTCTGGCAGCAGCTTCCAGACGGACGCAAGCCGAAGGACGATCCCAACTTTACGCCGCTGCCATTTCATCTGCCGCGCATCTTGGCTAATCCTGATGCGGCGGTGTGGATTGTCGAAGGCGAAAAGGATGTGTTGCTGCTCGAATCACATGGCCTCGTTGCGACGTGCAATCACGGCGGCGCGGGTGCATGGGACGAGCGGCACGCGCAATGGCTGATCGGGCGCAATGTCGTGATCCTGCCAGACAACGATGCGGCTGGACGCGATCACGCGCAGAAGGTCGCAGCGTCGCTGTATGGCAAAGCGGCAGCGATCAAGCTAGTCGAACTTGCGGGCCTAGATGAAAAAGGCGACGTAAGCGACTGGCTCGAAAGCAACAGCATCGACGCGCTCAAGAGTATCGTGCGTGCGTCTATACCATTGCAGCGCGTGCAGACGCCTCTGCCTGTCATGTCGATGCAAGAGGTCGTCGAGATGCCACCTGTCGAATGGCTCATCGAAGACTGGATCAGCGAGGAAAGCCTGAACATGATCTATGGCGCATCGGGCAGCGGCAAGACGTTCCTCGCATTGTCGATGCTCTGCGCTATCGCACATGGGCGGCGTTGGTATGAGCAAGGTGCGAAACGCGGATGCTGCGTTCTCGTCGCTGGCGAGGGTGTGGGCGGCTTGCGGAAGCGTCTGATCGCGTATCATCAGGAGCATAACCTGCCGTTCGATGCGCCGCTGATCGTCATCCCGCAAGCAGTCAACCTGATGCAGGCGGAAGACATCGACGCGCTCATCGAGACCATCGAGATCATGCGCGGCGATCTGCCAGTCAAGATGATCTGCATCGACACGCTGGCGCGCAGCATGAGCGGAGCCGAAGAAGACAAGTCGAAAGAGATGGGCGTTGCAATTCAGCACATGGATCGTCTCAGAACGCATTTTAAGGCGGCTGTAGTGCCTGTTCACCACACGGGCAAGGACAATGACCCATCACGCTTCGGACGCGGCTCCAGCGCGCTTATAGGCGCATTGGACGCGGCTATATTCGTCGCGAAGCACGACGAGGGGCTGGTCGAGGTATCAGTGCGCAAGCAGAAGGACGGCGAGGAAAAGCCGCCTCTGTGGTTCAAGGCGCGGCAGGTGGCGTTTCAACGCGCGTGGCATGACGATCCCGAAACGAGCCTCGTTCTCGATTTGCTTGAGGAAAAGCCCAAAACTGCCAAGCCCAGATCGTTGTCACCAGCACAGACGCGCGTCATGGATGCGTTGCGCGAGGCATTGATTAAGCATGGGCGCACGCCGCATCGAGAGGGCATCAACTGGATTTGTTGCACAGAGGATCAGTGGCGCGATACGGCGATGCAGATGACGATCAGCGAAAGCGGCGCGGATGCAGATCGTAAAGCCTTCGCACGTGCAGCAAAATCATTGCTCTCGAAACGCCTCGTTGAGAAGCGCGAGGGCCTCGTTTGGGAGGTCGAAATGGCGCGAAACGTGGAAAATGCGGAAATCTAAGCATTTTGCGGCTGGACAACTTGCCGGACGCTTTTTGGACAAGTGCGTGTCCGGGACGACCCGCAAAACACATAAGGAAATCAAATGGTTGCAAAAGGTGGACAAAAGCGCGGACGGGTTTTGGACAAATCCCGCACAAAACACGGCTCGCGGACGGACACGGACATACCCTTAAGTATGTCCTGTCCGTCCGGTGATGTGTCCGGCGCAGCGAAAGAGGCGATCAGGAAACTGGATGCGGTGGCAAAAGAAATGGAGATCGCGTGGGATGGCAAATTGCTTTCGCATGTGCAGCATGAATGGCGGGAGAAATTCGATAAGCAGCTTTCGTTCTTGAACGCAGCGATCGAGGCTGACGATCACGAGGCGATGCTTCGATGCGCACACGCAATGCGACGCGCGTGGTTTAAGATCGACGCAGTTGCGCGCGAGGAAGGTATCAAGCCAGCGCGTGAGGCGATATGGGTTGTGCCGCATCCTCGCGGCTCTATGATCGCGGTCTATAGCAGCAACGCCAGCATCAACGACATTCCGCGCGACATGCCGAAATTCCACATCGATGAGTTAGCGCGCCTCGTGCCGGAAACTGCGTGCGAGGTGAAGGACTATTTCCCAGACGCGGAGATCGAAGGCGTGACACTGCGCGATCTTGACGAGGACATTCCGTTTTGACGAAGCAACAAATGGAGAGAGCAAGTGCAGAAAGATGATATCGTATATAGCGAAAATGGGCGTCGCTGGCGCTTGGTGCAGCGCATGGGCAACGATCATTGGATGGCGCACACGATCATAGACGAGGCGGCGCATATTGATGGCGTGTCGCCACCGCTGCACATCATCAGTGAGAAGTATGTCACCAAGGCAGAAAGCGATGCATAGTGGATACGCAGGATGCCCTTGTCGCTCGTGCCAAATACGTCTGGCGACCGCACGCGAGCGTAAAGAAGAGGACCCGATTGTGCGCGCGGTTACGGATCGCTTTCACGCGCGCAGCGCGGAGGGCATCGTGACTTACGGATGCACGATGGCCGACAATCCCGCTCCGACGCTTGAGTGGATTAATCACGCGCAGGAAGAGTTGATGGATGCTATCCTCTACCTTGAGCGATTGAAGGTGGATTTCGACTGATGCAAGTTAATCTGTCATCGAACTACAAGCAGCTTGAGCGACGCTTGAACAATGTGCAGCGCAAGCAGTTGCCGTTTGCTTTCGCCAACACTCTGAATGACACGGCGTTTCAAGTGCGTAAACAGATTGTCGGGCCGACATATGACCGCGCGTTTGAGGTAAAAGACAAACGCTTCGCGTCGCAATCGTTTCGGGTTGTTAAGGCGAACAAAAGAAATCTCACGGCCATCGTCAGGCAGGTGCCACCGAAAGGCGCTACCGGCGTGCGCGGCAATCTACACCTGCACGCCAAGGGTGGCATCAAGTCTGCGCGCGCTGGGAGCCTTGCTATTCCATCTGACAGGGTTAAGAACCGACGCAGAACGCGCGGCGTGCCGAAAAACTTTCAGCCGCGTGAGTTATTAAACCAGCCGCGCAGCTTTGTTGCTGAGATGAAGAGCGGAAAGCGCGGCATCTTTAAGAGGCGAGGCAAGAAGAGGTTGCCGATTGATCTGATGTATAGCTTCGAGAAGAGCGTGGTCATCACGAAGAGATACTTGTTCTTTGAAGATGGGACGATGATTGTTCGCAAAAACCTGTCGAGGAACTTCAACAAGCAGTTCGCACGCGCCATGAAGACGGCCAGACGATAAAGCGGGTCCTACCGCAACTGTTTCCTTACGGGTAACGCGCGAC